AAGAATTTTTCTTACCATATTTCTGATAGCATCCATGATATTATCATTGTATATCTTCTGTAATTTTTCCCGCACTTTTTCACTTTTCGTGGAATTGGAAATCTTTGATTGAATAATGAAGTAAGAATCAACCTCTGGATCAACCATTACTCCTAAGAAGGAGCGACTTTTAGTTAAAGTCCCCCGCCGCTCCTTCTTTTTGTCTTTAAAAAAGATACTCATTTTTATTAATTGTTTAATTTAACTGTTCGTATTTTTCTCCACAAGTTTCAAATAACTTGCAGCCTTCGCAGTCTTCAAAATCATCCCAATCTTTTCCCAGTTCATGTTCGTTAGGACATTCTTCCTCGTTTTGAGATGGTTCTTCTTCTTTTTCCTTTCTTCTTTCAGAACGGCGTCTTTGTGGTTTGTCAGACCGAGATAATTTAGAAACCGATTCCGGTTCTTCTTCCGGTTCTTCTTCCGGTTCTTGTTTTGAAACACGAGGTATAGTTTTTCTTCGCCGGGACTGGGTCTTTTCTTCTTTTTCCTCTTCCTGCTCCTGGTTATCATCTGATTCTTTTTCCTCGTTATCCACATCCTCTTCATCAAGCTCAAGAAAAGCCGTCTCTATCTCTTTGTAAGAATAAACTTTCAAAACCTCATCTAATTGAGGAACCCCATCTAAAATAGTTTCTGGGTAGGAGTAATCTCTTTCAACGTAATCTATCCTTCCAGCTTGGGCAAACTTGCTTCGATTGAATGTTTCTTCATTAAACCGAATACTCAATGTTAATCCATCTTCCAGATTAGGGAATATTTCCAGTTCCGGGCGTTCAGCAAGATCATCAATAAGAGTACTTTGAAAGTTGCCTTGTGCAATATCCCACAAGTAAATTTTATCTTTTTCATAATCTTTGTGATTTAACACAATCACAGCATATATGTTTTTTTGCTGTGGTTTTGAGATTATGTCTTCTTTCCCGATATCCGGATCACTGAACTGCTTCTGTCTGTATTCACAGATTGGACAAGGTTTCCCGAATGTTTTAGGACAAACCATTGTTTTGTTTTCAGCACCTACTCCATAATGCACCCAGTAAGGGCGACGGTACCAGTATTCACCTTTCTCAGCACCTTCCTCTTTATCTGGATGATTTGACGCGGAGACCAGGTAAGGGAGGATATCCACTTCAATTCTGGCTCTTCCTGAGGTTGCTTCTTCTTTGAAAATACTAACATCTTTGGGCAAAAGAAGGTACCCATACCTTTTTCCTTCTCTTTTTTGACGCTGGGCATTTTTCCCAATTTTCCCTTTAAAATTTGGACTTTTACTTCGTTTTCTCATTTTTCACTTTTTTGATGTTTATTTAAAAAATACTTTTCAATTGCGTTTATAACTCCGCAAGTGAATATAAAACTGTATATAAATACAAGTATTGGAATTGCTATGAAAATAATTACAACAATTAATAATGTTAACCATATACTGTTCATTTTCTTTGAAGTTTACTTTTGATTCCTTTATTCACGTTTTTCTGTTTTTCTTCTCCTTCTTTTTTCTTCCTCAAATACTCATCCCTAAGATTACGAGGCACGCTCGGGCCGGCAAAGTACATCTGAGCATGAAGAGTTACAAGTTGCTCCAGTGCTTTTTTTCTTGTCCAGGAAATCTCTTGATAGACATATTCAGCATACTCAGCCTCTTCCTGAGCATCAAGTAATTCATCTACTGTTTCAATATATTCTTCATTGGTTCGGTATGCAGCTTCAATATCTGCCGCGTTTGGCCTTGCTTTTCCCGTAAGGGTCTCCGGGTCTCGATTAATTTTGTCGATTAATATAGAACGAATTGTTTTCTTTTTTTCTTCTAACCGACGTACTTCCTTTTTCAAAGTTGATACATGTTTGGCATATCGTCTGGCTAACTCGGCCTGATCAATCCATTCCAGATCCAGATTGTCAAAATCAATTTTAACATCTTCTTTGTAATTAATTTCTTTTTCTTGCATTTCTTTTCATTTTTTATTCTTCATTAATAATTAAGTAACATACAAGCACAAGTCCTGAAAATCCAATATTGTATAATGGATCCCAAAACTTTTCTATAATTCCCGCCGCTCTATCATTCGTTCCATTCAGCAATACCGATTGACAATATCCAAGTATATGACGACGGATCCTTTCAGCGTCTTCATCTTTCAACCCGCTGAGTATATTACTTACTTTCTTCCACGGGGTAGGTTTCATTAATGCTCTACATAATTCAATTGATTCACTCTTTACTTCCGCTGTTTGATGAGCTATTTCCAATCTACGTTCAGCTGGTACCTTCAATACACTTTCTAATATCTGTATAGCATTTCGAGGCAACCCGAATGAATCCTGGATAATCTGATCGTATACAGATTTAGTTATCTTTTCTCCTTCTCCTTTCACCACCCTTCTCAATACTTGATGCATCTGCTGGTCACTTAGAGGATTCATCTGTAATTGCATACATCTTCCACGAATAGTTTTTAAGAGGGACCAGGGTTCTGTAGTACAAAAAATGAAGTAAGCATGTTTCGGAGTATCCTCCAATATTTTCAGTAGAGCATTCTGTGCTTCGTTTGTTAATTTTCCACATTCGTCGATTAACCAAACTCTCATTTTGCTTTCAATAGGCAGAAGATAAGCATTCCGAATTATCTCCCTCGCTGTATCAATACCTCGAAAATCTGCGGTATTAATCTCTTTGTAATCTATTCCTTTACAACCTACTTCATTGGCTATAATCCGACCTACAGTAGTCTTTCCACATCCTGTTTGTCCATGCAGGAGAAATACATGTGGGCATTTTTCAAGATTGGAAAGCATTGATTTCAGAGAATCAATAGTCTCGTTATTCCCCTGCACTTCATCTAATGTTGATGGTCTGTATTTTTGATATAAACCCATTTACTATTTAATTTATTATTCCAAATTCTGCAGCTTCTACTTTTGTTATCAATTCTTTTTTATAACAATCCCGGGCATAATTATTACGATATGCTGGATGGCTATTTCTCAAAAGTTGGAGGTAACTCATTGTTTTTACTCTCTCCCGTAGAAATTTATTGTTAGCAGTCACATATATCTCAAGTTCTTTTCTAAAGTTCAACTCTTTTATTTCTTCCAGTATTGATTTCATGATTATTTCTTTTATTATATTATACAATTTTTATTTCTATTATTTAGAAAAATTATAATCTTTTTTATCTGCCCAGCTACAATCAACCGGACTTAATTCCATATTTATTTTTAGTGGAACAATAATCCAAGTCCATTCTGCTGGTACTTCTTTCGTGGTTATTTCATGTGCGGTTTTTGTTACTTGTTCCAGTTCGTCCGGATGAACATCAAATACAATTGAATCATGAATCTGCCCTATCAACCGGGTATCCCAATTCTCTTGTCTCATTATAGCATCTAACTTAATGAAACTTTTCAAAAGTATATGGAAAGCACTCCCTTGAATTCTACAATTTAATACTTGGTTTCTTGTCAATACTCCTTTACATGAAAACCCAGTGTAGAATTTAACTACTCCGTTTTCAAGGTAATCATTATAAGTCTCCTCCATGTATTTTCTGTGAATGGCAAACCGATCAAAGAAATTCCCTTCTACTTTCTTAATGTGATCCGTGTATTCAAACAATGACTTTATATCGTTGTTGATAAGATGATCAGAAAGGGAGAGATCCTCTAATTCAATTCCTTGCTTTTTCTTCCATCTACCAGCAGGCTTCAATTCTCCCCAGTTACATGCTAAACCAATAGCGCAATTTTTGTAGTAATCTCCATATAATTCCGGAAAAGTAAACCCATTCTTTGCCGCACTTCTTAACACTTTGTGTCCTGTAATGGAAGGATCATACTTAATGAGAAATACTTGTTCTGCCACATCAGCATGAGGGTCAGAATTTGGATTCCTACAATATTCCAACATCTCCGGATCCTTTGAATAACAAGCATTGATATTGAACTCCAATCCACTATAGTCAATCTCTAATAATTGATGTCCGGGACGCGGAAACAAAGCCCGTCGGGTAATTAGTTTTGCTTCTTCATCCCGCACAGGTATATTTTGAAAGTTTGGATTATTTGAAGAGGAACGATAAGTTTGTACTGTATGTAAGTTGAAAAATGGATGTATATATCCATCTATCGCCTCCCTTTCAAACTGATCCAGATAAGTATTTTTCAATTTCTTCAACTTCCGAATTTCCAGTATATAATTCAATCCCGGAATGTTTAATTCTTTCAAAGATTTTTCATCAGTTGACCCGGCTCCGGATGCAGTTTCTTTTGGAGGGGTTTCTTTTCTAACTTTGTATAGATACTGTTTCAGCTGAGGATTACTATTAATATTAGGTCCCTGTTCTCCTCTTGAATGTGTCCACTGCCTGTAGAATTTTGTCTGTTTTAATTCTTCTTCTACCTCCTCAATTCTTTGATCTAATTCTTGTTTTTTCTGGCGAATATAATCAATATCCACCCGGATACCTTGTCGTTCCGCCCGAGCCAAAGCAAGAGTCCCTTGATGAAAGAGTTTATAAGCATCTTTAGTTTCCAATATGTACATCTTTTAATACTGATTTGTATTCTTTTTTAATGAAGTCTATAAAAAATTTTATACGGTGGAGTGATACATCGGAGTTGTTCTTATTAATCATTTTGGCACGGGATTCACAAGCCTGATATAATTCATTTAAAGTTTGATGATACGCTTCAATCAATTGGTTAACAGATTTATTATCTACAAATTTTGGTCTGGCACTATTAATAACTATTCGCAAGAAACGTAAAGAAATTTTATCCGTGTTAAAACTTGTTGCTGTTTTTTCGCAAGTAGTGTAAATAAGATCCAAATTCTGCAGGATTGCTTCCCTGGATTTTTTCGCATTTTCTTGATATTGTTTTGGGTCTGGGTTTGGTGGAGATGGAGGCGTTTGATATTTTGGCATATTATTACGTCCTTCGTTCATTTGGAACTTTTTTGTTGTTTTTTTCTTTGTCATAATATAAGTTTTTTAAAATGGTAAAAAATCATGTTCAATTTGATGAATATGCTGGGTAGCAAGACGCAAGGTCAATACAGCATCATATCCGTTGTATGTAAGTAGTTTCTCCTTTCCTCCTGGTTTCTCAAGTAATTCATATATCTTATTCATAGCATTTGCACTTTTGTCGTTAGATTGGAGGTAAGAGGTTATTTCATCATCATATCCAACAATCCCAAAATTCACATAGGATTGAAATTTCAAACTACTCACTCCTTCTCTATTGTCAAGAATATGAGAAGACAGCATAGTATCAAAACCCCAGTTATTTATTTCTGTATACAGGCGTTTATTAGTCCAATGATCTTCAAACTTCATGTGATGAGCAACTTTCATAATCTTGTTACTTTGAAAAAGATTGACAAGTGGTTTGCGTTTCTCTTTTGATGAAGGCATCAGGAAAGCGTAAGCGTGATCTTCCCTATCTGCTACCGCACAGGAAACAATCCGATGGCTTCTTGCGTGTGGTTTTATCCCGGTGGTTTCATAATCAAACGCCACTATATCGGCATTAATACCATCGAGATGACGAAGGTCATCAATTATATCAATCATCGGAGGTTTAAAAATAGGAGGCTTTTCACCTATCTTAGAAAACGCCTGCCATAAATCTTCCTTCCAGATATTAGTAATTCCATCCATCTGCATTCGTTCCACGTATGATGGATGGAATGTAGGACAAACCCATGCTTTGAGATCCCGATCAGGTATAGCCCAACCTCTCCATCTCATTATTCCACCAAGATTCTTTTTCCACCGGAGATCAAGAAAACTGTTAACAGCTGACCCACCAAGTAGAATGATGATGTCCGGGGCGTACTCCTTTATAATTTTCTCAACCATTACTTTTCTACAACAAGCGATCTGTTGTTTAGTCGGAGTTTTGTTCCCTGGAGGTCTACAATTCACGGCGTTCACATTCAAACAATCTTCAAACAAATCTATTCCCAATTCCCGGTATGTTTTTTTCAACAGACGACCCATCTTTCCTTGCCATGGTTTACCTCTTTCATCTTCAATTACACCAGGTGCTTCTCCTATATTTAGAATTCGTTTGCGGAAATTTCCGTAAGGTTGAATCATAGTAGAAACCACATCTTTATACAGTCCACAAGAAACACAACTCAGTGTATTTTTACTACTCATGGCTTTGGTTTTCT